CAAGTTCTGATTCAGCATCTAGACCGTGTACAGCCTTGAGATCTTGAGCAAGTTCTGTTGTGTATTCTGCCTTGAGGGCGCGTGTACGAGCTTCTACAGCAACTCTTTCGATGCTGAATGCCATTTCACGGAAACCTGTTGCAATACCACTAGCAGATAAAAATTGTGATGAAGCAGAAGAAAGATTTTCTGCATCACCAGTCAAGAAACCACGGAATTTGCTAAATTGATTTGTTCTATTTGAACCAGTAGTCCAGGTTGTAGCTCCTGCAACTGGGTTTGTGTAAGTATAACCAGTAGCACCAACACCACCAGAAACACCAGAAGCACCAGCAAATGATGCAACTGGTTCATCAAACATGGCTTCTGGGCCAGTTTGACTATCGTAACGAGCGCGCATTGCAAAGATAAGTCCTGTTGGAGCTGTCATTGGTTGAACAGCAGCAATGTCGTATGCAACAACATTTGGCATTGCTCTACGAACAAGGCTGATTAGAATTGGATCATAACCAGCTAGAGCAGAGTTTGCTGTTCCAACTTGTGTTACAGCAAAATTTCCTTGCATTGCATTTGATGGAGCTTCGAACAACATTGATTGTTCGCGTAAAGCTCTCTTTTGGTTTTCAAGAAGAACTGATGTTACTCTTCTGCGGTGAATGTCATCGATCTTTGGAAGATCTGGGTGGTCAATTACTTGTGACCATTTTTCTGAAAGCATATCGTAAGGTGTTGTTTGATTAAAATCCATTTTATTTCTCCTAATTTTTATTTATAATTTTTATTATTTTGCCTTGTGGTTAGTTAAACGAAGTTGTTCCGAAATCATACGAACATAAGTATCCATTTCACCAGAATCTACTGAGGGTTGTCTGGGTGAAACATTCTCTGAAATCATGTCTGTGTATGATGGTTGTGTTGTTTCTTGAGCTGTTCCATTGAAGTATGATTCACGAAGAACATTGATTTTTTCCTTGTATTGTTCAACAGAATCAAATTCAATTCCTTCAGCTAAAGATGCTAGTTTTTCAATTTCTGTATCAGCAAGACCGGAGGTTGCTTCTACGAAAGCTTCTGCACATTGATGTGCAATCAAAGTATTCTTGAGTTCAAGATTTTCATTGATTTGAGCATTTAGCTTGGATTCAAGTTCGCTGTTTGCTTCGAAGAGTTCGTCTACGACATTATATTTTTCGTCTGGAACATCGATGAAGCTATTTTCAAAGAGTTCTCTTAGACCATAGATGAAGTTTTCAACAATCTCGGCCTTCATACCAGACTCAACAGCAAGCTTGTTTTCAGTCATCCATTCTTCACAAACATAGGTTAGATACTTGTCTACACCTTCTGTGATTGTTTGAACTGAATTTGCAACTTGTTCTTCTATAATTCTCTTTGAAGCTTCAAGCATAGCATCTTCAATTAGAGCAACTTTTTCATTTACGGCTGCTTCAAAAATAGCAATGCATTTTGCTTTAAATTGATCTGAAAGGTCTTCACCTTCAAATAATGCATGAGCAAAATCAGAAACATCAAGAGATGCATTTTCTTTCATCTCTTCGTCTTCTGATTCCATTTCTTCTGAATTTTGTTCTGGCATTAAACCCATTTTGGCCATTGCGTCAGCTGTTCCGCTGCCAATGCCTCCACCTGGTCTTAATGACATTTGATTTCTTTGTGCTGTTTGTGGTGTTGAAATAGGAGCAGCATCTTGTGGTTCTACTCCGTTAGCAGCCATTGCGCCAGCTCCGTTTGCTGCGAATGTTGCTTTTTTCTTTTTCATTGTGTTATCCATATCATTCTCCATTTTTGCTAATATTATTTAGATAAATTAATAATTTGACTGTTACAGGGATCTTAAAAAATTTGAATATAATTTTAAGGCTGTTTCTTCTAATTTTTTTGATGAAGCCTTAGAAAGCTGTTTTCTTTGATTTTCTAGCTTTTCTTCACTTAATAATCCGCTGTTCCATACCCACTCACGACCTTCTCTCAAGCCTACAACATAAGCATCTTTTGCCGAAGGATCTGATACTATGTCAACTGCAATTAATTTATAATCAGGTTGAACCTCGTTGTAATTACCCATATTCTTTAAAGAACCAGCACCTCTGGTAGATACCCCAATTTTAATACCTTCTTTGATTAAACATTCGGCAATATTTCCCATTGGGGTTGAAGTTAAAATTTTAGCTTTTCCTATAAAATCATTTCCAGATTGCTCAAGTTTTACGATTTTATGTGAAACATTTTTAAGATCAATTTCAGCTGAAGGTGGGTGGTTTAACTCACCCAAAGCTCTATTTTCTTTAATATAATTTTGGTTATAATTATAAACTTCTCTTTGTAAAGTTTGAATTGGATATTTTCTGTTATTTTTATTTACAGATTCACCCTGAATATAAATGCCTTCAATAAACAATGATTTCTTTCCGTCTTCTACGGACTCAGAAATCATGCATTCGCTATCTAGACTTTCTTTTATTAGAAGCATTTACTTTTCCTTTTTTTGGTTTATTCTTCGTCTTCGTCAAAATCTTCTTCGATGTCTTCGTCTTCTTCTTCATCGGGATCTACCCCTGGATCTTTTGATTCAAACAAAATTTCTGCAAGCTCTTCAATTTCACCTTCTGTGAGTTCTGAGCCTGTTTCTTGTTCAATTTCTTCAACTAATTGCTTTAATTCTTCAATTAATTCTGAGTAATCTTCTGATAATAATTCATCAGAATCTTCTACAGATTCATTTTGGTTTCTTAAATCTGCAAAATCTGCACCTTCAAGTTTTTTAGGATTTCCAGCCAGTTTTGCAATTTTCTTTTGTTTTGGACTTAAAGCTTTTTCTGTAAAAATTGATGGAGCATATTCCATTAATTTTTCTTCAAGCATTTGTCCAAGTCGAACATATAATTCTTGTTCGATAATTTTTTTGCTATTTACAACATCTTCGTTGATTAATTTAATTACTGCTTCGTTTAATTTATTCATTTCATATTCTCCATATTTTATTTATTTTTTTATTAAATTAGACAAAAAAAATAAAAAGTTAGTTTCAGAAGAAATCAAGGTTTTTACAAACTTTTTGTCTTTTTTTGATATTTCTTGTATAAACAATAAAATATTTTTTGGAATATCGACACTTTTATGTGTTTTAAACCTAATGGTCAATATTTTATTATTTTTATTTTTTAACTCTTTTTTTAAGGTATCCTTATCGTAAAAATATACTTTCATTGCTGTTCTTCAGGTGGCATAGCAGCCTGAGCCTGCATTTGTTGGGCTATTTGTTTTTGTCTTTCAATTTCGATTTCAGCATCAATTTCCTGAATTTCTTGTTCTGTCATTCTTAAAATATTCTTTCGAATATAATTTGTAGAATAGAATGTTCCTGTAAAATTTGCTAAAATATTTAACATTTCAACTTTTTCACGAAGAATTTCATTCTCCTTTAAATCGTTGAAATAAGAGTCTTTATTAAAGTTAAAGATAATATCTTGTGATATTTTTTCCCAATCAGATAAGGTCAAGATACCCTTTAAAATACATTGTTTCTTGAGCAAATCTAATAGAAGATATGAGAATTTCATTCTCAATCTTTCAATAAACTTATAGAATTTTACTTCATCTCTGGTTATTTCTGATGTTCTTCCCATATTGAAACCTGTAGTGGTTTCCAATCTAGAAATAGGAACATTTAATGCTCTGTATAATTTTCTTTGAAGGTATTCTACATCTTCCATTTGGCCAAGGTTTTGACCACCATCAAGTGTGGTAATTTCTGTTCCTCGACTACCTTCTTTTCTTGGAATCCAGAAGTCTTCTAACATTGAAAGATGCGATCTGTCATCTTTAATTTCACCAGTTTTTTGATCGTATATCAAACGATTTCGATAACGATTCATGAGTTCTCTCATGTATTGTTCTGCTTTTTGCTTTGGCAAAGAACCAACATCTACATAAAATACTCTTCTTTCTGGTGCTCTAGACATTCTATAGATTACTACAGCATCTTCGATCTGGCGAAGCATGTTTAAAGGTCTAATGGCTTTGTGTAAATACCCTATGACTCTTCTTGAGTTATAGTCAACCAAACCAGATGGTGCATATGCAATAGAATCCAAAGAAATCTTCATACCAACATTTGATGTTGGCATAATTGAATCTGGATCTGTGTCTGTATAAACATAAAACTCTTCAATACTTTTAATTGCTGGAGTTTGAACATTATTGATTATTTTATTTTCTCTTTCGACTTTTCTGACCTTACGAATTTTCATAGGATCAATTGGTCGTAGTTCAACAATACCTTTGTCTGGTCTATTTACATCTATAACACAATGATAATAAACTTTTCCATCAATATACCACCGTCTAAAAATTTCAAAACCTTTATTTGAAAAATCTAAAAGTTTAGTTACATTTTTAAATTCATTTAATATTTTTGATTTAATATTATCTGAAATTGTATTAACTTCATCTAAATTTAATTCTATACATTTCTTTTGATCATTAAAAACTATAGATTCATTTATAATGTCTTCTATAGCCATATCAACTTCAGGATATAAAGACATTGATCTATAGTGTTGAACTAAAGAATTTTCATTCCTGTAGCTGCTACCAAAATCATATACTGTTGATAAAAAACCACCAGCATCGATTACGACACTTCCATCGTAATCGTCTGGTGGCACAAAGGACGGGGTATTCTTTTGTTCCTCTACATTTGATAATAGAGGATCTTCTTGTTTTTTACCGAATGCAAAACCGAATAAGTCAGATATATTAAACGCCATACTTTATATATGTCACGCTCCAGCGGCTGATGTTTGTGGTTCCCAGAAATCAAACGACATAGTTACTGTAAATTCAGCAAAAGTATTTTCTTGATCATATGCTAAATCTAGCGGAGATACTTCAGTTGGGAAGCAATTAATCATCTTAATATGCTTGCTGTAATTTGATGGTGTCTGTCCTGGTCTTCCTTGACGATTTGCGTCAATATCATCATAGTAGATATCCCAATTAGTAACTAAATTATAGTTAATATTATGGGTATCTCTTTGATCCATTCTTTCTATCCATCTTTCAAAAGCAGCCTTTAGGTTGTGAGAAGATTTTCTTCCAGCTGCTTCGTAAATGACTAGAGTCCAGTCGCCATAAACTCTTTCTCCTGAGAATTTTACAGTTCTTCCTTGCCACATTACTGGAATAACTCCAATGGCAGAGGCAGGAGTCTGTGTGGCTTTACAATAAATTGTTTCTATCGTAGGATCAATGCTTCCAGCTACTCCAGCTGGAAAGCTAAAATTGACCATGAATCTATTTGGTCTTACGCCAAAAAAATTACTTCTAAAATCTGATAATCCGTTTGCCATTTTTTACTCCTTATTTAATCTCAAAGAGTATCACTTAAATCTTTATTGGTAATTGTAATCTTGACATAATTGATTGAAGGAATTGGTTTAATTAAGATATCAGCAACAAATTCTTTGGCTTCAATTACTTCGGGTGTGTTATTTGATTCGTCGCAG